ATGACGCGGGTAAAGCTGGTTGGCAGAACCTATCGGTTCAGAATGCGCGTTCCAAAGATGTTCCGTGAGGTCGAGCCGCGGAATGAGGTCGATATCTCACTAAAGACGCCAGACCTGCTGGTCGCCGAGGCGAAGGCCCGCAAGTTCGAGAAAGAACTCGTCGCGATGTGGGAAGCTCGCATGGCCGGAGAGGATCCGGATTACGAGGCCATCGTAAAGTACTGCCAGGCGATGGGGTTTGCCTATCGGGCGGTGGGAGACCAAAGCGATGGTGACTTCATGCGGCGCATGGGCGCGCTTGATCCGTACAGTAAGGTTCAGAGCCAGTCCCTGATGGGCACGGTATCCGCACGCGGTATGTCGATCTCTCGCATGCCCAAAATGTACGAGACCCTGAGCGCCTATCGTCTGAAAGCGAAAAATGCAGAACAGTTGCGCATCTGGCGTATCCCGTTCAGCCGTGCTGCCGATCTGTTTGTTGAGGTGTGCGGCGATCTGGCCATGGAAGATGTAAGCCAGCAGGAAGCGCAGAAGCTTAGAGATCATCTGCGCACCGCAGTCGAGAATGGGGAAATCGTCGCAAACACTGCAAACCGTATGATTGGCTCGCTGCAGACGATGTTCAAAGAAATATGCCGAGACAAGAAGCTATGGTTGCCCAATCCCTTCAACGATATGCGGCTCAAAGAATCCAAGACCAAACGGCGGAGGAAGGCTATCCCGCCGGAAATGATCGACAAAATCTTGGCGCCCAAGGCGTTGGATCGATTGAATGATGAGGCAAGGGATGTGCTCTATATCTGCATCAACACTGGTTGCCGACCGTCTGAGATCTGCGGTGTCCTGAAGCATCACATGCATCTTACCGCAAATGTTCCTCACTTCGAGTTGGTCGAGGAGGAACGAGAGTTGAAGACGTCGGCGTCAGTGCGAAAAGTGGTGCTGGTTGGCATTGCCCTGGAGGCTATGAAGCGCCGATACAACGCCGGAGGTTTTCCGCGGTATAAGGGCAAACACAGCAGCATGACGGCCCTGATCAACAAGTATCTGCGGAACAATGACCTGATCGACGAAGGCTACACGCTGTACGGCTTGCGCCATTCCTTTGAGGATCGCCTGATATCGCGGAATCTCGCAGATCGAATATCTGCAGAGCTGATGGGGCATGAGGTGAAGAGGGAAAGGTATGGAGATGGCCCTGACCTGCATCTTTTGGCGGAGATTTTAGCGCCGATCAGTTATCACTAGGCCGACAAGCGGCGCGCAACCTTCCGGGCTCTCTCTACCGCGTTTTGGCCCCTCAGGGCGTCTTCGAGCATGCGCTCTGCGCGCAAGAATGTTGGAACAAATTCCTCACCCCAAAGCTCAACCAGCTTTGCAGCTTTCTCATACGCCATCTGGAGATCTTCAATGGGTTGCATGGGGACGTTGATCCGGGGTTATTTGGAATTTCGGACTTGGTCGTAAGAAGCTTTGGTGCGATCGATGATCCACCGCATGACTGGCACGGCCATGCTGTTTCCGATTGCCTTGTATCGGGGACCATCAGCTGCGAGGCGCTTGGCGTCCTCATCTGTCAGATCGGGGTAGGTGCGGCGCAGATAGGCCAGTTCGTCGGCTTCCAGCTTGCGCCGTGTCGGGCGATCTCCGATCAACGTGTGGTCGTCGGGCATTCCTTGCAGGCGCTCGCATTCGCGCGGTGTCAGACGGCGAACCGCCCAGGGTAGGGCAATGCAGGGCTGTCCTTGCCCGGGCTTCCCTCCGCCTGTAGTGAGTTGCGCTGAGACTTGGCCGTCACCGTTGCATAGCCGCAATTCGGCACGGCTGTTTTCGGCAAATGCTACGGCCTGCGGCGTCGTGCGTGCTTCGAGTGTGTATGCGGTGTTGTCATCCCTGAAACCCGCCCCATCCGGTCCGGCGTCTGGGTTTTCGCTTACCGCGCGCTCTTGAATTGCGATTGCCGCATGGCCCCCGGCGTTCTGGTGGCTATTGCTGTGCCCCATGCTGCGCAAGGTCGGGTGGCAATCGTCCTCTGTGAATTGCACCTCTGTGCCCTTGCAGTCGAAGGCGACAGGGATGAAATGACCGGCTGCGGCACCTTCTGGCCGACCACCCGCGCCACCGGTGAAGCTGTCGCGGCAGACAGCCCCCGCCACCGGCACAATCGGAGTGCCACGCCCGGTCCCGTCCTCTGAGGCGTCAAAGCCTTCACCGCGCAGAGCGTGGGTGACAAAAGTCTCGACTTCGAAATCTTGACGTCTACCGTGCGCTGTCAGCGCTGTCGCGACTTCTAGCTCGCCGGACATGCGACCGCCTCCAAAGCCTGCCGGAGCACCGCTGGCAGCGCCTTGCCCCGCTTCTCGGCGCGGCGGAGAATCCCCGCGCAGGCGGTCGGGCTCAAGTAGAACCGCTGCGGGATCAATGCAGTCTCCAAAGTCGATGACAACGAACACGCGACGGCGCCGCTGCGCCACTCCGCACCATTGGGCGTCAAGAACAGACCATGCCGCCCGTGCCCGTGGCCCCTGCACCATACCTTCACACGGCCACTTTGGTCTGTGGTGTGGGGTTGCGAGCTCTGTTTCGCCGGTTGGTTCTCCGTCGTCATCGAGGATGGCGATTTTTCCGCCTGGATGCCACTTCCAGAGGTCGGTGCTTTTCCCTCGCTTGGGGCAGGCACCTGGTAGGAGGGGATCCACTGCACCGACCAGTCCTCCCAAGAAGCACCCAAAGGCGTTGCCTTTATCGGAGAGCACGCCGGGAACATTTTCCCAGATGACGGCGAGTTTTCCATCAGGTCGAGCAGCGACGAGGTCATGCAGGATCTCCACGAATTTAAGAGTAAGATTGCCACGGTCATCCGCTGTGCCCTTGCGCAGCCCTGCAACAGAGAAGGCCTGACAGGGTGTGCCTGCTACAACCAGATCCGGCAGAGGGACGCCGCGGTCGCGCAGCAGATCCGGGGTGATTTCGGTCATGTCGCTCCAGAGCAGCGGATCACCCTGATTGTGATCCTCAGGCAGGCGATAGCCAAAGCGATCAGCCAGCACCGCGCGCGGGAAACCCTCAATCTCGGACGCGAACCGCCAGTCGACCCAGGGGGCTGCCAGTTCTGGGGCTCCGATGCCGGAGCACATGGTCATGCCGATCATTAAATCAGGTCTCCATCAAAGGGGTGCGTTTCGGGGTTGGTGAGGTTAGGGGGGATGATTGAAGTTAGGTGCCTCTTTGCCCCTTGTCGTCCATCCTCCAGTCAGTGGGCGAGACCCGTCGATAGACTGCTGCAATCAGTTTTGGGCGGGTGTTTAGTCTGGGGTGGCACCAATCAATTTCCACTTTCGCGCCCATAAGTTGAAGCGAGTGAATTACCAAGTTTACGGAGTTGATAGCTGCTTGCAGCTCCTTGGCCTTGGCCTCGAATTCATGCTGAGTTTGGATGGTCATTGTCGGCTCCATCAAAAGGGTGCGTTTTTATCAAAGGGGTGCGTTTTTCGGTCGATACGGCGCTTCAAACTCGCATCGGCATCAGGACCATGATCAGATCCGTATGTGCCTCACTGGTAGCCAGGGCAGGTGCGCCATTGTCTTTCGCGCGTAAGCGAATGTTCCCCATCGTTGCCGTTGTCTGGGCCAGGTAGAGAGTGTTGAAACCGATATCCGGCCCGGACTTGCCCTTGGCGGCATAAGTCACTGACATCTTGCCATCGTGATCCTCTCGGCCAATCGTCATGGTGCCCTTTTCAGGGGAAATCTTGCAGCCAAGGTCATGCGGTCCGGCCATCAAACGAAGGCGCTGAGTGGCGGATTTGGGAATGATGATATCGAACGCCTGTTCCCCGTCGACTGAGGGGATGACCCGGTTGTAATCCGGATATGTGCCATCGATCAGTTTGCAGTGCAGTTCGCGGTCGCCCATCTCAATACTAAGAAGGGTGGGCGTCTTATCGGCACCGCGGTACGTGATCTTGGCAAGCTGATTGCCGTTTGCGGTCAGCATGGCTGCAAGAGGCGTTATGCCGATCCGCGGGAAGATCACATCAAATGGCGGATTTGGCGCTTCGAGATCCAGGCGCGCAAGCCGATGTCCGTTCGTCGTCACCATGCGTGACGCACCGTCGTGTGAAGTCCAGTAGATCCCGTTCAGATAGTACCGGGTTTCTTCGGTCGAGATACACGATTTGACCAAGTTAAGCGCTCGGAGGAGGGTGTTTTCGCCGACCTCAATGCCGCCCAGGGGCTCTTGCTTATTGGTAGTTGGCCAGTCCTCGGGCGGTGCCATAACGTTCATGGCAAGGGACATGCCGTTAGCCGTCAGAGTGAGGAGATCCTTGGCAATGTCATGCTCAATGGTGACGGTGCCGGACAGACCTGCCGTGACTTTCATCACTCGGTGGCCGTTCATCACAAATGACCAAGCGTCAGAGGTGTCGCAGGAGAGTGTCTGCCGTGCTTCGCGATCAAGGCAGGTGGCAGTGATAGCTAGCTGGCCGCCTTCAACCTGAAACAGGTTCTGGCTCAAGATCGGGATGCGTGACCACGTTTCCCGCACCTTGTTGACCCAAGCGAGGGCGGCGCGAAGTTCTGAGATGTCGACCTTGAGTGATTTGGTGGCGACATCAGTCTTGATTTCACTGTGAGCGTTCATCTTAGGGCCTTTCGGTGCATGGTTTCATTTGGGCGCGGCCGGTTTCCGTGAGTGGGATTGCCGCGCCCAAGTCGCAGCGCTCGCGCTGCGGGTGTGATCAGCTGCTGCTTCTGGCGCGCTGCATTCGGCGGGTGCATTTGCGCCTGATCTGGCGTTGTTCTTCCTTCAGCACGTGCAGGGCGTGTTCTTTTCGGCGGATGCGCAGGTGAAGGATTGCGAGGCGGCGCAGGTCCAGTTCGTCGGCAAAGTGAAGCCACAGCGCCTTGAGGCCGAAAATCTCAATCTTTTTCAGGCTTGTGCCGGTCTGCTTTGGCGCGGCCTGTGTACCTGTGACAGGTACACGCGGTGGGGTGTGTGCTCTGGTTTGCATGGTTGTTCCGATCACCGGTAAGGGGTCGCGATTTTGCCTGTCCAGGCGTCGAATTCGGTGCGCAGGGCGTCGAAGCGATCGGCAGCGGCCTTGTTGCTATTGAGCAGGCCACGGCTGTTCACGCCGCAGATCAGGCGGACATATTCAGCGGCGGCGCTGGACATCAGCGAATTGCCGGGAAAGCCGCTGCGCTGTGCGGCGAATTCCTGAAAGCGCGGGTCATTGCAGAGGATTCCGGCCTGTTGGGCGGGAGGCATTTCGGCAAAGGGCTGGCGGGTCATGCGATCGCGCCTTGGGCGATCAATGCCGGCGGACGGGCGGGAAGGCCTGTTGCAGCGATGTGGTTGCGGATGCGACGGGTGAGCCCATTCGCAGGTAGTGGAGCTTCGCTAGCGAATTGCGCGTCGCTCCGTCGGCGATCGTGATGCAGCCAGATTGAGAGTTTTATTTGGTTGTTCTCGGTTGGACCATGAATTGCAAGGTGCATTGCCGCTCTCCCAGTGTAGGTTCTGAGTAAGCATAATGTCCAATAAAATGGATAGTCAACATGTGTGTCCGATATTTAGGACATTTTATAGTGCGACTCGCGAGATTGGTAGCGCATCGTTGCGATGTTATGAGTGTGGGTTGTTGGGGGTTAGCCCAACACGGAAAAGGAGTGAATTATGCGAACAGTTGCGTTGGCTGAGGCGATTGGGCGTTTGAGTAGCCGCCTGTCGGACTGGGGGTATGTCGTCAAGGAGGTTGATGATGTTTCAACCGTGCCGGGTTTGGTGGAACTGTTGGGGAAGTCGTATCTAACCCCCTTATCAAGTCCAGGACACAACGATTTCACGGAGAACAACGTTATATGGCTGGTCGCTATGAAGGGGGATACTCCTGTATTTGCGGGGTGCGCGCGCCTCGAAGATATCGGGCGCGAGAGTATATCCAGATACTGGTCCAGAACCCTCAAACGTGCATATGGGGCTAATTCAGATGCCCCAGTAATTGAAAAAGTTCGCCCGGAGGTGGAAAAAAAACTATTCGGGCGTCTTGTCTACTTTGGGGATCTTTACGTCAATTCATCCGAGAGGGGTTCACGCGTAGCGCTTCGCTCATTTGTAGCATTGGGACACTTGGCTGTTTCCTTAAAATGGGATCCAGACTGGATTTACTGCTTTGTCAGAGAGGAAGATTTGGCGCGCGGGGCAGGTGTAATTTATGGGTTTTCAACCTTGCTTCCTGAACCTTTCAATTGGTTGTCGCCGCCGCCGCCTAGATCGAATTCTGAATGGCTTGCATTGCTTCCAAGAGACGAAATTTGGTCGTTTGCAGGCGCTTCGCTCCGCGCGGCTCTTCGTAGTGCTGGTCCTCGACGGGATCGCTCAGACAATCAGCAGAGAGTAATTAAGGATGCGCCTGCCGAGTGTGTCGGATCTCACGGGGAATAGCCCTCGGATAAATTCCATCTTTACTCGTACAGGGTGGTTCGGCATTTGAACGTCTAACGTTTCCAGCGATACAAGTGGGCCGTTTATTGAGGTGCTGGCATATGCAGAAACCCAGCGCCTCTTGAGTTCATCGTCGGGCACCGTGTCCAAGGCCGTCTGCAAGAGGCGGGCGTTAGGTTGGCCCATTGTGATCGCCGCGAGGCTTTTTGCTCCAACTTCAATGACTTCCAAGCTGGAGGCGTCGGGTGCGCAAGGGGCATATTGGTCGCAGTACGCCAGTGTTTCTGTAAAGCCCTCTAAGACGCCTCCTGACTTTAGATGTGTCCGCATCAAGGAGTCGATGGTAGGTGTTCCATTGCTCTGAGAGTGCTGGGCGATCAGCGTCGCCGAGGCGTGGCTGAGCAGTTGATCGGCGCTATCAAGTTGGGTGGATAAGCGGCGTACAGGCGGCGCTATCCCTGCGAGATGATCTAGCGTTGTTCCTAGCAGGGAGGCTACCCGAGACATGCCAAATAAGCCGGGCCCAGTTTTTGAGATGTCCAGTTTCTTGTCGTTTATGATGTTGTAGAGGGTCTTCTTGCCCAAGCCTGCTGCTGTTGAGAGGCCCCAGATGTCGTCACCATATGGTGAGTTCTTCACTGCCTCGCTAAGTCGTTCTCTAAATCCATGCATGTCAATGATATTCCTAAATTTAGGAATTACCATGCAACTGCTTGACCTCTGGGGTCAAGGCGTTGCAGCTATTGGTTGTGAAGATTTTTGTTCGCCCGGAGTAGTGGATTGAAAGTAGCTAAATTTTGCCAAAAATTACTTGATATGAGTGAGCGAGAGCTGGCTGCTTTGCGGGTCTACGGTGAGGATGCTAGTCTTTTTCTAGCAGAGCAAGAATGCCGTCGCGCGCGCGCGTATCTTGCTCCATCAGCGTCATCAGTCGCTCGGTCTCAGGGGAAATCTCAAAGCCAAAAAGAACAAAAGCAAGACTAAACCCATTCGCTTCACAGATCTTTGCGAGCTTTTGAACCGTGGGTTCGGCTCCATCCTTTAGGACGGAGTGTAGATATCCGGGGGTTGTATCGCCGCGCTTGCTTGCCTCGCGCATGGAAAGGCCGGACTGCTCGAGTAGCAGCAGCAGGCGTTTCCTCATCGCGTTGGTGTCATATGTGCCATTCATGCTGCGATTATCCATTAGATTGGATATATGCGCACGTCCTTTATTTTGGAATATTGACGTGTCCAAAATAATGGATATTACTGCCATGTATGAAACCAGTTCAACATACATGGCTTGATGTCTCAGGCGGCCCCCTTAGTGGCGAAATCCGGCTTCTCCTTGAGCGGATTGAGAAATTTTGTGAAGCGCGGAATTGGACGCTTGGATACTTCGGAAAGCATGTTGCAGGTGATGACACAATCATCCGTAGGCTCCGCGATACGGGGCGTGTGCAGGCCCGTCTGGTGCTCGTAGTGGAGCGGTTTCTTGACGACAATGAGGTGGCGGGTCGATCCGGTGGTGACGCGCAATGAACATAGATCGCGTATCCCACTCAGCAAATCGAGCGGCGAATTGCTCCGCCGCCCAACAGGTTATCCCCTCCCTGTCGAAACAAGCCAGTTTACCTGGATGTCAGAAGTCTAAACGCTTCGTTTGCTGCCTCGGGGTGCTCATCGCCCCTGAAAATTTCGCCAATCCTATTGGCGTTTGTTCCGAGCTTGTGAACGATATCCGTGTAGGAAACGCCTTGCAGGCGCATCACATGGGCTGTAACAGCCTCGGCGAACGAAAGTGCGCGTCGCTTAAGAGTGATGACATTCATCTTGACACCTGTGATAGGGTGTCTTTCGTATGGGGGGTCTTCCCCAAACAAGTCAGCCATGTCGGTTTTTCCTTTCGACACATGGTTGGCCGGATCGCAAAGGGCACCAGTGGATTTGTGCCTGCGATCCTATGGTTCCGCGCTTTGCATGAGTACGCGGGTTCCTCAGCCGGGGTGGCGACTGCGAATCGCCGCCCCGGCACTCACATTATCGAATGTGGCACTATCTATTCTCAACCCCTACCGCTGGGGATAAGCCACAATAAGTTGGGTGCCCACATATTTTTTCCTCAGAAATCAGGGTGCAAGCTCCTGAAATACTGTCGAAATCGCCTCTTTGGCACTCTTCAAGGTAGACTGCTAAATTTATTTGCGCTCTTAGTTCGTCTGCTTGCACATGTTGCCGTTAGTGGCCTGTTTGGCGTGTGCAACTGGCGCTTTGTGCAACGTCAAGTGTTCTGTGACGCAAATATCGCCAGTGTGACCTGCGACAGCATAGTTGGAAAAAACACAGCGGGCACAGAGGGCCGCCACCCTCGCTTCGTCGCCGATTGGGGGCAGGCGCGCCTGCATGTGGCCCCCGTATCCCCCCTGATGGAACCTGGGCGCGTTGGTGCAGCTTGCGCTGCGCGCCCCTTTTTCGAAGGGGGTTGCCATGCTTGACCTTCAATCCTGCGCTTTGGCGTTTCCTGACCGGCCAGATTGGGTCTGGTTGCGTTGGTATTGGGGCGTCACAGATTTGCTGCGCGACGGGGTGACGCTTGATGACGTTGCCGCGCGTGAACGGGGACGGATTGGCTGCCTCGCCACGCCCTATTCGGATTTTCCCGGTGGTCCTGTGTTGGCGGTTGACTACGCGGCGGAATGGGCGGGGTTGTTGCGTGGGGTGGGCTTGCTGCCCTTGTCGCCTGCGCTGTCGGCGTTTGAGGCTGGCGCGGCTAGCGCTGAGGTTGGCCCGGTTTCTCGCGTTGCTGAGGTTGTCGTGGTGCCGCCGATCGAGGGCTGGCGTCAGTCGGCGGAGGTCTGGCGCGCTGTCTGCGCCGGATTGGGCGCGATGCGGCCTGTGTATCTGCTGAATGGGGGTGCCTGATGGCTGAGCGGGATCTTTGGCGGGCGATCTTGGCCCTGGCTGTATCGGATACGCTCTATGAGGGTGATGCGCCGGTCGCCTGCGATGCACGTGATGCGGCGCGCGAGTGGTTCCGGTTTGGTGGTCGTGGTTTCCGGTTCACATGCGTGATGGCGGGATTTGACCCCGATGCAGTGCAAGCACGGTATATGGCGGGCAAGTTCTCAGCGGTCGCTGAGGCTGGGCGTGCGTTCATGCATCATACTGGGCGACCACCGCGTGCACCGGAGGCGGTACGCGAATGGCCGCGCGTTTCAGCCCGTCACCAACAAAAATCAGAGCAGCAGGGAGGTCAGAATGGACGGCCAAATCAATGACGTGGTGCAGGCGATGCCTGACCCATGGCCGCTGAAACTGGGGGAAACCCTATCGTCTCATGACTGGTTTCCGTTCCATGGGCATCAGTTCCTCGGCTCTTCCTTTGTCCGCACGTCGGTGATGGCGGGGCGACGGGAGGATATCGGCACCGCCGTGATCCTCCAGGCAGAGGCCATGCGAGAAGACCCAGCAGGAACGCTGCCGACCGATGATATCGAGTTGGCCGACCTCGCACGGTTTCGCAGCGTGGATGAGTGGCTTGAGGTGCGGGCGCGGGTCTTGAAAGGGTGGGTCACCGTGTTGGTCGAGGATCCGAGGACGGGGGCAGTGACTGAGCGCCTCGGCCATCCTGACATTGAGGAGGTGGTGAAGGACATGTACAAGCGCAAGCGCGGTAGGGATGCGGCGCGGGATTCCTCGCGTATGGCGCTGAAGCGGCACAAGATCCGCACCAAGATGCAGGAAATGGGTGTTCCCGAGCATATGGCTGCGGACAAGGGTGCAATCCAGATGTTGGCTGAGCATTTCGATCATGCTGACATCTACATCACGCCCGACAACCTGCGCGCGGCCATGGCCGAGGTGCTGGGGTATACCGGCGCTGTGACGCCGCTGTCGGCGCATCGGCGGACGTGAAATCCTACTGAAATACAACTGAAATGATTTCACTACATTTCAGCACGATTTCACCCGGCAAGTGAAATTGCCCTACAGAACAGAACAGCACAAAACAGAATAATACAGAACACCTTACTAGCGCAGAACTCTGGCGGGACGCCTGTGGATAACTTGGAATTGCTTAGAAGAAAGGCAGAGCAGACATGGACGCTAGAGAGCAGCAAGCGGGCGAAAAGCGGGTGCGGGAACACCTGATTGATCCGCTGACCCGGTTGGGGTTGGTGAAGCCATCGGGAATGACCGTGGCGCAGTTCAAGGTGATGCAGGACGAACTCTGCGGCAAGCTGGCCTATATGACGGATCTGAACCTTCAGGCGCTGGCCGAACAGGTACGATCGATGCCCAGCGGCAAGAGCAAGGATCGGTTTCCGATTGCCGCCAAGGTGCTGGGCTGGGCGGCGCAGATCCAAGCGCCCGCCGATGACGCATCGCCATTGTTCCGCGCGGTGTTCGGTGGTGCCCTCGGCAAGGCTGCGATGGCGGAGGATTTCGCGCCGGAACTATTGGCGCATCTGCGGAGCCATCGGGTATGGCCGCGCGAATATGATGTGCGCCAGATCCGCGAGCGGTCACTTGAGGCCAAGCGGCGCATTACTCGGATGACTGAGGCAGAGCAACGCGGTGGTGTCGTATCCGAGGAAGATCAGCGGCTGCGGGCCGCACGGGCGCAGGCAGAAGAGAAGTGCCGGCGGATTGTGGCGATCGTCGAGAGCGGAGGTGCAGCATGACTGAACATGTGGTGATCGTCGCGTCCAACGGTGTTGCGCGGCTACAGGCAGAGGCGGATCGAATTGCCGCGATCAAGGCGCGCTGCGCTGTTCCGTTGGCCTGTGGTGATGAAATTCGGTTGGCCCCCGGTCGTGGTCCCATGATCCAGTTCACGCCTCGGGAGATCCGGCAGACCAGCACTGGCGGCTTTGCAGCGATCAAGTCAGGGCATGAAGGCAAGGATGCCGCTCGGGTCGCTGATGTGTTCGATGAGATGGATCGCGCCGCGCGTAAAGCACATCGGGCGGTTCAGCATCGGTTGGAGCGAGAGGGGAAAGATCTGCAGCCTTATGTGCCGCCGTTCACGTCCGGGCAGATCAGCGCAGGCCGAGACTATGCCGCGCTGGTGGAGCGGGTGAGCGCATCGGGTGTTAAGTGCTCCTCCCTTGAGGCGGTCAATTCCAGTGGTGGTGGCGGCGATCGGGAAGAGGCGATCTTCCGTGACTTCCAGCGGCTGCGCGCGTTGCAGCATAGGATCGGCGATGGGCTGGCAAAGGAGGTGCGGCGCATTCGCCCCTCGCAGAATGGCGGGCGCAAGCGGTCGGCTATCTATGTTCGGCGACTTGTTGACTTGGTATGCCTTGGCGATCTGTCGCTGGAGGGCGTCTTGGCTTCGCATGGCTGGGCAAAGGACGGACGCGCGATCCAGTCGCTGCGGGCTTCACTCTGCGCCGCTCTGGACAGAATGCAGGGCTATGACCTGTCGGCCTGAGAAAGGGTGTTGACACTTAACCCACCTGCGAGGCATGAATAGTACATCATCACGAAATGCGCCCACGGGAAACCGGCGGGCGCTTTTGCGTTGTATCATCTGAAATCTGCGAAGGGGCGCTGGATGCCAAAGAAGCCCTGCGCGCATCAGGGATGTTTCCGCCTGGTCGAGGTCGGGACCGGCTATTGTGATGCGCATGCGCGGTCGGAGAAACGAGAGCGAGACCGGCCCTCTGAGGTAAAGCAGCGAACCGCGAGGCTGAGCCGCAAATGGTACAATAGTGCTGGTTGGCGGGGCAAAGATGGCAGGCGTTTGAAGCAACTTGATGCCGAGCCGTTGTGTCGCCTTTGTCCTGACCATTCAAAGCAATTGGCTACCGTCGCGGATCACGTGGTACCGCACCGGGATGACTATGGGTTGTTCTGGTTCGGTGCGTTGCAGTCACTTTGCAAGAGCTGTCACGACATTAAGAAGCAGCGGGCTGAGAGGCGCGCAGTCAAGGGAGGGGGGCTTTGAAAGTCTGGAACCTCCAAGGTTGAAACCGGCGCTAGTAATCAGATTTTTCCGCGCACAAATTTATAGGGGGGGGTATGCTTCACACTGGCACGGACATTCAAAAACTTGTCAACCTACTTGGTGGCTGGCCGCCTCATTTCGACGACGTCGAGAAGGCGCATGGTGAAAGCCTCTTGCGCTACCTGAAGCGCGATGGGCTGATTGATGAGCCTGTTTTTGGGCAAGTGGTTCGCTACGCTATCCATCGCGCGGCTTTCGACCGGCTTTCTGTTTTGATTGTCGATGAGGGCTTTGATGCGTGCGAAGGAAACTTCATGTCCGGGCTTTCCCAGCAGCGCGCTGCCCATGAAAACCGGCTGGCAGTCTTGGAGCGCGATCTTCTCGGTACGCCTTACGTGCGCGCCAAGCAGGGCCAGTCCACTCAGACCTCTTTCATGGGATTGCTCGACGAGCCGACGTCAGAGGAAGCAACGTCAGGCGGTAAGGTTGTTACCCCCTTTCGTCCGTTGACCCGCAAGCGTGGGCCGTCTTGATGCTGGATACATCGTTTTCAACGCCGGTGACCCAGCGCGGGCTGGATTGGGCGGAAGACGTATTGTCAGGGAATGTACCGTCCTGCCGCCGGATTCAGCAGGCCTGCAAGCGTTTCAAAGGGGATCTGAAGCGGGCCGGAACGGATGAGTTCCCTTATGTGTTCGATGGCGAGGCCTCAGAGCATATGTGTGCCTTTATCGAGGCGTTGCCGCATATCGAGGGAGCTTGGGCGGCGCGCGGTGATTGCCTGACGTTGCTGCCTTGGCAGGCCTTCATGATCAGCCAGATTGGTGGCTGGCGTCATATGGTGACGGGGCTGCGACGCTTCAGGACAGCCTATGTTGAGGTGCCGCGCAAGAATGGCAAGTCCACGCTATTAGCTGGGGTGGGTCTCTACTTTCTGGGACCAGATGGCGAACCGGGTGCCAAGGTCTATTCGGCGGCGGCATCGACGCATCAAGCACGGATTGTCTTTGATGCGGCGCGCGTCATGGCGGTGACTGGCGAGGCTGACGGTGTGGGTCTGGATGAGGTGCTGGGGCTAACGGTCGAAGAGCATAAGATAAAGACGCAGGATCCGGCGGCGGTGTTCCAGCCGATTGCGAGCCAGACGAAATCCAAGGATGGCAAGAATCCGCATTGCGCGATCGTGGATGAGCTGCACGAGCACGATAAGCGTGATGTCTGGGATTCTATGGCTTCGGCCCTTGGGGCGCGTGAGCAACCGTTGCTGATTGCCATTACGACAGCAGGTTATAACACTGGTGGCATTTGTTTTGAGCAGCGTAAGTACCTGCAGAGCCTGCTGGATGGCGACCGAAAGAACGAACGTTATTTTGGGCTAATCTTTGAAGCCGATGAAGGTGACGAACCCAGTGATCCTGCAACCTGGGCAAAGGCCAATCCTAGTCTGCATACCGCAAAGTCGCTGGAATACATGCAAGACGAGTGGGAAAAGGCAGCGGCTAGTCCGGCAGCAATGGGCGAGTTTCTGCGAAAACACTTGGATATTTGGACCAGTGTTGGCGCCGCAGCCATCGATATGGAGGCATGGCGGGCCAGTGAGGACGCCAGTATGACGCTCGCGCAATATCGTGGGCACAAGGCCTATATCGGCGTGGATCTGGCCACTCGAAGAGACCCTGCCAGCGTTGTGGCATTGATCCCTGATGGTAAGCTATATCGCCTGTTTAGCTGGCATTTCCTGCCGCAAAAGGTGGTGGATGCACCGGGAAACGAACATCTTTGGGGATGGAAAAAAGGTGGCTTGATTTACACCACTCCGGGGGCGGAGCTAGATCTCAACATTGTTGAGGCTCTGGTAATGCAGCTTGCCGGGTTGGGTGATGACACTTGGGGTTGGTCTGATGTGCCGGCGCTTGATGTTGAGATGGTTGTCTATGATGCCGCCTTTGCGGCACAGATGGCCGCCAATTGGGAAAGCGCGGGGATTACTGCTGTTGAGTTGCGATCTAGGGCGGCCAACCTGAATGAACCGTTTAACAAGCTGATTGCCAGTGTTGAGGATCACAGGGTGATCAATGACGGTAATGAAGTGCTGACCTGGATGGCAGGCAACACTCTGCAAAAGCAGGTGCAGGGCGGCGACTACATCTATCCGACCAAACAGGTGCCTGAGGATTCCATTGATGGAATGATCGCCACCATGAACGCCATCTGGCCGCTTTGTCAGGTGCCTGAAGACACCAATGAAGCGGATCGTCGCAATAGCTTCTTTGCAGCACTCGGAGCCTCTACATGACCTTGATTTCGAAGGTGCTCGCCTCAGTAGGGCTGCAGCGAAAATCCGACAGCGTTGTTAAGTGGACTGATGAGCGGGGCATGGATGGGAACGTCGGTGCAGCCGGTGAGCATGTTTCGGCACATTCCAGTTTGGGGCATTCGGCGGTTTGGGGGTGTGCGAACCTCATCAGTGGCACCTTGTCATCCTTGCCGTTTGAGGTTGTGCGCCAAACGGAAGATGGGATTGCGGAGGTTGCTAGCACGCATCCATTGCACCAGGTGATCTATGAAAGCCCGAACTACGACCAGACAGCGCTGGATTTCTGGGACTTCATGAATCTTTCTTTGGAATTGTGGGGGAATGCTTATGCTTCGGTGAAGCGTCGTGGTGACAAAGTTGTTGCACTATACCCGGTGAATCCAGATTTGATGTCAGTACGTCGTCGTGAGGATGGTCGGCTCGAATATCGCTGGACGGACGATGGCAAGCCCTTCAATGGTCTTGATCGCGATGTGTTTCACGTTCGCGGACCTGGGGGAAGCCCTCTTGGTGGGATGTCGACACTGCGATACGGGATGCAAGCTTTTTCCTCGGCTTTAGCAGCAGATCGCACTGCTGCTGGCATGTTCAGAAATGGCTTGCGACCCTCCGCCCTGATCAAGTTCAAGGAATGGCTGACGCCGGAACAGCGCGCTACGACTGAGCGTCTTGTGGAAAAATATGTCGGCGCGGCGAATTCTGGTAAACCTTTCATCGCTGAAGGCGGCATGGAATACGATCAGGTGAGTATTTCACCTGAGGATGCGCAGCTTCTTGAAACCCGGCTGTATTCTGTAGAAGAAATATGCCGTTTTTTTCAGGTGCCGCCAGTTTTGATCGGGCATGCCGGCGCGTCGACAGCTTGGCCGACCAGTGTGGATCAGCAGGTGCTCATGTTCACCAAGTTTTACCTGCGCCGCCGGGTGAAGCGGATTGAGCAGGCGGTGCGTAAACAGCTTCTAACACCTTCGGATCGGGCGGCGGGGATTTCGGCGCGGATCAATATGGATGGGCTGCTGCGCGGCGACAGTGAAAGCCGTGCCAGCTTTTATCAAACTATGATCCAAATCGGTGGGATGACGATCAACGAAGTCCGAAAATTGGAAGGTCGCAAACCTGTCGAGGGCGGTGATGTCGTACGGATGCAGATGCAGAATATCCCACTTTCAGAAACAGGAGAAAGCTGATGTCCATTGAGACAAAAGATATGGCCTTTGATCTGAAGGCGGCTGGATCAGATGGTGCAATTGAGGGCTATGCCAGTCTGTTCGGAGAGGTGGATCAAGGCGGGGATATTGTTGCCCCCGGTGCGTATGCCGCGAGCCTTTCTAAGCTGGCTGCACAAGGTCGCAAGGTGAAAATGCTATGGCAGCATGATCCCTCACACCCGATTGGTGTTTGGGAGGAGCTGCGCGAGGATGACCGTGGGCTTTGGGTTAAGGGTCGGATTTTGACCGAGGTCGAGAAAGGGCGAGAGGCGGTTGCTTTGATAAAGGCTGGCTCGATAGACGGATTGTCGATCGGTTATCGAACCATCAGTGCGCAAAAAGACGACGGCGGCAATCGCGTGTTGCAAGAGGTTGATCTCTGGGAAGTGTCTCTGGTGACTTTTCCCATGCTGCCGACTGCGCGAGTGGCCAGCAAGGGCGATGTGCCTTCAGATCTCATTGATAAGCTCAAGGCCGGGGCCCGGCTGACGGAGCGGGAATTCGAGGCAACGGTCAAGGGGCTTGGCCTCTCGAATTCACAGGCGGAGCGTGCCGCGCGCGTCCACCTGAAAGGGCAGGGGGATCCTGCTGTAGCGGAAACTGACGCGAGGGTGTTTCTAACGACCCTCATGGGTTTCTGACCCAACACTCAATCTATCATACATAGGAGGTTTCCCATGTCGGGAGAAGCCAAATCTGCTGCAGAACTTGCAGTGGAAATGAAAGCTGCGTTTGAAGCAAAATTTGATGCGGTAAAGGCAATCGCGGAAGATGCTCTGGGCAAGGCCAAAGATGGCGAGAAGCTGAGCCAGTCCATGAAAGATAAGGCCGATGATGCCTTGACTGAGCTTGGTGGTCTCAAGAGTAGTCTTGAAGAGTTGGAACAAAAGCTAGATCGCACCGGCGGTGGCAATGCGACTGAAGTCAAATCTGTCGGCAGTCAGTTTACTGAGAGCGAAGATTTCCAGCGCTTCAAGGATAATCCTCGCAAAAGCGACAGCGCTGAACTTATGGTCAAGGCGGATCTGACGACCACGACCGGTGGTGCAGGCGGCATGGGCTCGGCTGTGCATTCCAACCACCTGCCTGGTATTGCACCGTTGCCTCAGCGTCGGATGACAGTGCGTGGCCTTCTGATGCCGGGTCAGACGGATCAGCCCAACATCGACTATGACCGCGAAACCGGGTTTTCCAACAATGCAGATGTGGTTGCCGAGGGCGGCTTGAAGCCGCAATCTGACTTTGAGATCGAAGAAATCCAGACCCGCACCAAGGTCATCGCGCACTGGATCCGGGCTTCCAAACAGACCTTGTCCGATGTGTCGCAGATCCGCTCGATCATCGACAACCGATTGCTGTACGGGCTGTCCTTTAAGGAAGAGCAGCAGTTGCTGTTTGGCGATGGAACGGGTGAAAATCTACATGGCATCATTCCGCAAGCCACGGCCTTTGCGCAACCTGCCGGTTTCCCTGCTGGGACTTCGATTGACAAAGTGCGCTATATGGCGCTGCAGGCGGTGCTGGCTGAATATCCCGCTACCGGTATCGTTATGCACCCTGCGGACTGGGCGTGGATCGAGACACTGAAAGATAGTGAGGGCCGATATATCATCGGCAACCCACAAGGCACGTTGTCGCCTACTCTCTGGGGCTTGCCGGTGGTCGCGACCCCCGCCATGGCACTGGATAAGGTGTTGGTTGGTGCTTTCGATATGGGCGCTCAGATCTTCGATCAGTGGACGTCTCGCATCGAAACTGGATTTCAGAATGATGATTTCACACGCAACAAGGTGACTGTCCTAGCGGAAGAGCGTCTGGCTCTGGCGGTCTATCGTGATGAATCTTTCATCTATGGCGATTTTGGACGTCAGGCGGACTAACGCCCGTTTTCTCATCAATCGGAGAGGCGGCAGGACGCCTTTCCCTCTCTCGAAATTGGAGTGACCTTCCATGGACTATAAAGTGTTGCGCCCGCACTTGGGTGACAAGCAATATCTGCCCGGTGACGTTCGTTCGGCCAAAGAGGTAACTGTGTCTCATTTGGTGGCTAAGGGTGTTCTTGCCCCTTTGGCTCAAGGTGAACCAGCGATTGAAACTGATCTGAAGGTGGTGACTGAACCGAGCGGCGACGGGGCAGGTCAGCAGGCCGCGCCGGAAAGCAAAGTGTCTGAGCCGCCACAAAATGCAAGCCATGGTTCGACACCGACAGAGGCGGCTGGCAAAGCCAAACCCAAAGACTAGCGGGAGCGCGGGCGATGTGGCTTGAGAGGCTTACAGGGGGCGCGGTCGACCTCATCACATTGGCGGATGCCAAGGACAAGCTGCGCATTATTTCACCAGAAGGGGAGGACCCGGAACTGGATGCGGAAATCTTGCGAGCTATCGCCTCCGCATCTGCGGCGCTGGATGTAGATCAGGATGGCTTCGGCGGGCTGGGATTTCCTTTGGTCTCACAAACTTGGGTGCGTAAGGGGGCATGTTTTGACGATCAATTCCTGTGTTTGCCCTTCGTGCGTATCCGCTCAGTTGAGGCTCTGAGTTATCAAACAGTGGCGGGTTCAGTTGCAACAATTCCGGCGGAACGCTACGCGCTGGTCGGGCGTGGCCGGTTGCGCCAGTTGGTTGCTGTTGGCGGTCATTCGTGGCCATTGGCTGCTGATCGCCCGGATGCTGTATCGTTAGAGTTTACGGCTGGGTTTGCATCGGTGGATGAGGTGCCGGAGGATCTTAAGGCAGCAGCGCGCGAGTTGGTTAAGTTTTACTATGACCATCCACTTGCGGACGCAGCCAAAGGCATTCCTGAACAAGTGCAACGCGGTGTTGATCGGCTAACTGAACGATATCGGGCCTTTGCGCTATGATCCGTGTCGCGTTTGACCGGCCGGGAGTGGGCGATGAGGGTGAATATGGTGGGCATGCGACAGATTTTGTTGAGACACTGATTTGTAGGGCAGAAGTGACCTACAAGCGCGGGTCCGAAGTTGTTGATGCAGCCCGCCTTCAAGGGCGCTCAGTGTTTGAGATCAAAATCCGTAAGATCGGATGCGCACCTCACATCGCTTCAGATTGGCGAATGCGAACTGTTGGCACCGGACTGCCCGACGGAAACGGGCCGGATGATGATCTGCCAGGCGCACGCTACAACGTGCGCGAAGTGGATGCCCTCTCCGACAAAAAATGGGTTTTTCTCATCGTTGAGAGTGACCTCTTATGACGCAGGGAGAGCGCCCATGAAATCCGTTTTGAATTTTGCCGGGGTGGATGAAATCGACGATTCCTTGGCCGCGCTGCCGCGTGCAGCAAGAAAGCCTGTCATTCGCCGCGCGTTGAAAAAACAGCTTAAACCGGTGGCAAGGGAAGCAAACAATCTCTGGGCTGGTGCGGGTCAGGAAGCCTTCGGGGTGTCAGAAAAGCTGCGCCAAGGTCAGCCAAAGGTCAGCCCATCGAATACAGCCGTCACGATGTATGTCGGTTCTACCGAGGCAGCGCCACATGCTCACCTGATCGAGTTTGGAACTGAACCGCGATATCACAAGAGCGGAAAATATGTTGGCGCAGTTGCTCCAGATCCAAGCCTTGGACCGGCCTGGGACGCCCACAAGGATCAAATCTTGAGTGGGATTGCCGAAGAAATCGGCAAGGAAATTGAAGCCACATTGAACCGTCGCGGCGCGCGGGGGCGATGATGGAACGTTACCTCCTGCAACTCCTCCAGTCGGCTCTGAGTGTTCCGGTTGAATGGGGGAATTTTCGCGATGGGCAGGGCTTGCCGCGCGTGTCATTGACGCGGGTTGGCGGGCGACGTGATCAACATTTGGCCAGCAACGGGCCTATGCGGGGGGCTGTCCAGATCGATTGCTGGGGCCGCGATGTAAATGAGAGCATCCCAGTTGAAAAGGATGTGCGGGCGGCGCTTGAGGGCCATCTAGGCGGTCCCCTCCTGAATGTTCAGCTGACTTCAATTCGTGATGGGTTCAGCAATGATCCTGCGGCGGCGGCAAGGGTTTCTCTGACGTTTGCGCTGACCTGGCGCGAATAGAACGCCGGTAGTCCGGCACTCACAACACTGCAAAAGGACTGTTCCTATGGACACAAAATCAACCGCTCTGGCGGACAGATCAGCTGTGGCAGAAGAAAAAGCCCCGCATTCCAAGCCGTCGCGCGCCACACTTGGCACCAAACCGGAGACACCTGTCACCGTGGTGGAGGGGGTCACGCTGGGCCGTAGCCCGATGCGGGCAAACGAAACCTCCCACCCTTTCGCTAAGTTCAAGGGATCGACAGTTCCTGAACGCGGTGACGTTTTGGAATTCAGTCTCGCAAATGGCGTCACTTATCGGGGCATCGTTGCCGACGCAACGCATGTGGACGGTGAAGTACTCGTTGAGTTCTCAGAGGCTCTTCAACCGAAGCCAGAGTAAGAGGCGCACGGCCTCAACAGGCGTCTAAGACGCAAATTCCCATACATCAGAAGGAATCAATCACATGGGTTTTCAAACCGGGTCAGGGGTGATCGTTGGCATCACAAAAACGAAACCTGCCACTCACGATGCAGCGGGCTTCGATGCCGCTAGCTTCGACGTATTGGGCGAGGTCACCAATGTTGGTGAGTTCGGAAAAGAGTGGGAGGCCGTGACGCATAATCCGCTCGCTTCACGCGGCACCAAGAAAGGCAAGGGGACTTTCAACAACGGTACGCTGAACCCCACCATCGCTCTCGACAATTCTGATGCCGGTCAAGCCCTGATGAAAGAAGCCTTGGCCAGCGATGATGATTACTACTTCTCGATCACGCTTCAGGACGGCTCTGTCTATTACATGGTCGGCCTGGTCATGAAGTTTCGCCCCAATGTGGGTGCGGGTGGTGAGGTCGTCACAGCACCCACCACGATCGAATTGCAGCCCGATGAGATCATCGAAAGCACTGTCTGATCCGTTCTCGCGAACGGTTGGGCCGGGTGGAAAAGTGGTTCATTCCCCCGGCCCTTTTGAACCGCAGAACCAACAAGGAAAACACTCATGGATTTCACGAAGTTTGACAGCGTTGCAGCTTCAGAGCAGGGCGCGGACTATCATCTCAAATGCGCAGCTACAGGCAAACCGCTCTTTGACAATGACAAAGATCCCTATGCGGATAATGGCAAGCCTTGCCTGATCACCGTGAAGGGCCAGGAGGCCGCATCGGTACGTGAGCAATCCCGAATGCGTCAAAAAGCCAAGGCGCAAGAAAAACCGTCGACAGGCGATGGCGAGGATGATTTTGTCACATTCGATGATCTCCATAACGAGGCGGTAAAGATCATCATCCCTCGGATTATCGGTTTCAAGAATATCCGCAAGGGCAAGAAAGAGATCGGTCTTGAGGATGCGGAATGGCTCCTGAACCTGAACCGGCTGAACGCGCACCCCAATGAGGAAGCCTTTGTCAAACAGCTGAGCGACTTCAGCGCCTCGCGTGCAGGATACCTGGGAAACGCCTCGACCGCCTAAGGCTCTATTCCAGACATCTGGGATTCCTTGCCGCGCGTCCTGAAGAGTGGCAGTCAAATCGTTTCAATATTTGGCAAAAACATGCACTTGACTTCGGGTTTCCAGACGTAAGCGGGGTGGAGTACCTGTTGGATTTCATGGCACCGGAGATGCTCGGTTGGTGCATCTTCGATCCGATGGGCGGTGCTAGGCCGATTGCATGGTCAGAAATCCGAGCTTTCTCATCGGCGGCAGGGCTGGATCTCGAACCTTGGGAAGCCCAACAATTGCGCGCAATGAGCGCCGATTATGTGAGCGGGCTTCACCTTGGCAGCGACCCCTTTGTGGTCTCTCCAGCCTATGAGGCTTGTCCGGAAAAAGACCCCGGTATCAAGTACGAGCGCCAGCTCATCAACGACACACTCAAGGCCGGTTTTTCGGCTCTCAAAAGCGCCTCCTGATCGGGGGCGTTTTTCAATTTCAATGAATGGCATCCAAGGGAGTGATGGCTTTGGCTTATGAAATCGGCGCTGTTCGCGCCTCTGCCTCCTTTGATGCTTCTGGGTTCCATTCGGGCGTTCAATCAACGCGGTCCTCTCTTCGCTCTTTGAGGGGGAGTTTCGACGAAACCTCGCGCGATGCCCTGCGATCGATGAGCGCGATGGAACGTGGTTGGGATACCAATGTCAGTAAGACCAAGGCATCGGTCAAAGATCACACTCTGGCAGTCATGGGGCTGGTACAGGCAAACAGCCGCGGTTCCGTGTCAGCGCGTGCATGGGCTGCTGACCTTGATAGAAATGCCCGTTCCTTCGACAACCTGCGCGCGTCACTTGATCCGGTCTATGCTCAATCCAAGCAGTATGAGGCGGTTGTCGAAAAGGTCAAAACTGCCGTCAGTAGTGGTGTGGCCAGTCAGGCCTATGCAAATCGCGTCATGGATCTGGCGGCAACCAAGTATCTTGGTCTGACCTCTGCAGCGGAACGTATGGCTGAGGCCAAAAAGAAGGAAGCTGCCATCACAGCGGCTGCAGCACAGAGCTATCATCGGCTGCGGTCCAGCATAGACCCGGTTTATGCAAGGAAAAAACAGCTTGAAGCCGCCGTTGAGACGCTGACCGCTGCCCAAAAAGCGGGCGTGATATCTGATCGTGAGCGCGTTGAAACGCTGCAGCTGCTACGGCAGAACCTCGCGGCTGTCGGTCCTGCATCATCCGGCGCGCAGAAGGGTGTGAACAAGTTCGGGTACATCGCAAATCAGGTGGGTTTTCAGATTCAGGACGTGTTTGTCTCTGGCCCGATGATCGGCTGGTTCCGGGCGGTCGCGCAGCAGGCTCCTCAAGCTGCAGGTGCTTTCTCAATGCTGGGTGGCAGCATCGGCACGATTGTGCCTTGGCTTGGGACGGCTTTGGCAATTGGTGCCGCCCTGGCACCTACGCTGCTGAATATGGGCGACGCCTCAGAGAAGATGTCTGAGCAGGCAAGATTGAATGCCTCAGCTGTTGATGCGGTAGTGGGCGCGCTTGATGACTACAGCAGATATTCAGAGATCGCCCGCCGTAGCACCGTCGATTTGATCGAGGAATTTGGTGTCTTCGCTGAAGATGTTCGCCGAACATATGAATATCTGTCCGGTGTGTCGGTAAAGCGGGCCATGGACGCCCTGAAAACAGATAACTTTGATCTGTTTGCCAACCTCAGTGATGCGGCTTCTGTCATTACCCAGATGGATGATGCGCTGAGCGCGCTTGAACGCAACAAGGCACTTGGTGCGACCTCTGAACAGGTACAGATATTCCAAGAGAATTTCGAAGCTTTGGAAGATGAGGCGTATATTGCGGCTCAGGCGATTGGCCTATTGCCGGAGCAGGTGATGGCCATCAAATCCGGTTTCGATGAACTGAAAAATGCGCAAGGGTTGGAGGATATCCGACGACAGGCGCAAAACGCACTCGATGTGATCCAGAAAATATACCCTGAAGGTGCCAAGATTCCTTCGGCGTTTACGGCGGCTGCTATTCATCTGAAAGGTGTCATTCACTCCGCTTCGGCGGCGGTCGCGGAAACCCAGAAGGCGAGTGGAGAGACTTTTAACTGGGCTGCGGCTCTATCGGGTGTGAATGCAGAGGTGAGTACAATCAAGAGATTGCTGTCTGCTATCGGCGGAGGGATCTTGAGCAATGCAGCAAAGCAGACCGCAATTGATGCTCTGCGGGCTGGTCAATCGATCAAAAGCGCAGCCGTTGAAGCCGAGCGCTTTCGCAAAGAGCTGGAGTTTGATGCGCGTCGTGAAAACGCTCAGACTTGGCTGGATAAAATGGTCGTTGATGCGGAAGCCGCTCAGTATGCGCATGGCCTCGCACTTGATGCGACCCTCGATAAAGAGCGCACGGTTGCGCGCGAGAGAGATCGCAATCTCAAGAAGGTTTCGAGCGCCAGTGCCAAGTCGACCAATCAGCTGAAAAAAGAAGCTGCGGCTGTTCGTTCCAGCCTCAGCCCGATTGCGCGCTACAATGATGAGTTGGCTGAACTTGCTAAGCTGAAAGGGCTACTCTCTGATGATGAGATGGCCAAGGCTGTGGCCAACATGAACGTAGAATTGGCAGATTCCCTGCCGCTGGTTGGCGATTTGACCGATACCCTCACAGAGGGGCTGTTCAATGGGTTCAAGGGCACATTGGATAGCATGGGTGATATCTTCAAGCGTTGGTTGATCCAATTGATCAGCACTGCTGCCAAAAACCGAATCATGCTTTCTTTGGGGTTCGGCGGTTCGCTTGCTGGAACTACTGCCTCAGCATTGGGCGGATTGGGCGGCGGTGGTGCTTCTGGTGGCGGCGGTGGCAATCCGGCTGGTAGTTTAGTCGGTCTCAGCGGTTTGGGCAGTAGCCTCGTCAGTGGTTTCGGCTTGGGTGCCTCTACTCTGTTTGGCGGTGGCCTTAGCGCATACACTGGCCTCTTAGGTGCCCAAGGTGCTGCGGCTTTGACGGGTTCGCTGACCTCTATCGCAGGTTTTGCTGGTGCTCTTGGTCCGATCGCCATTGGCATCGCCGTTCTGGCTAAGGGCCTGTCACGAGAATACGATGGGCGGGCAGTTCGCGGATCGCTTGGACCGGACGGGTTTGATGGTTTCGAATTCGATTTCTGGGATGGTGGTTTCCTGCGCGGTGACAAACAGGTCAACTATGACACGCGACCTGAGATACAGAAACTTCTGGACGACGGTGCTGACGCGGTTCGCACCAATGTCGAGAAGATGGCAGAAGCGATGGGCCTTGGGGCCGATGCGATCAAGGAATTCACTGCTGAAGGGTTCACGATCTGGCTGACAGGCCAGAATGCCGGCAGTCAGGAACAGATCGCAAAGGCATTTGAGGAACAGCTAACAAAGCTCGGCGACGGCATGGCTGATCTGGTCTTGAAGACGGAGGACTATGCCAAGGAGGGTGAGGGGGCGTATGAAACACTCACCCGGCTAGGTGGGTCGCTGATCACTGCAAATGAGGGATTTGGACTGCTAAACCAATCTTTGTTCGAGGGCAGTCTCAAGGCGGCTGAAAGCGCTTCAGCACTCATGGACGCCTTTGGCGGTGTTGAGCAGTTCACAACCGGCCTCGGTTCCTACTTCGAGCTGATGTTTACTGATGTGGAAAGGCAGGCCAAGCGTCAGGAGTATGCGCAGAAAGCCCTTGATGAGGCGGCGGGCGAATTGAACCTGACCTTGCCGACCACTCATGCGGAATTCCGCAACCTGGTCGGTGGCCTTGACCGGACAACCGAAGAGGGGCGCACCGCCTATGTGACTTTGATCGGTCTCGCAGATGAATTCGCCGTTGTGCATGGAAATGCGCAAGAGGCGGCGGACGCCCTGGAAGGGGCGGGCGATAGCCTGTCGCAGTTGGAGGCTGAAGCGCAGAAACTCAAAGAGCAAAATATCAGATCTGCTTTGTCTGACCTGAATGCCGCGATCAAAGCTGCAACTGATGATTTGCAAAGCCAGCTCGGTATTGTTGAAGATCGGTTGCGTTTGCGCTTCAAGCGCCTGCAGGTTTCTGTCGGTGTTGAGCGCGAAGCGATCACCTCCGCACATGAGCAGCTTATTGGCACTTTGTCCGGTCGTCTGGAAACGCTCGAAGCGGCAGCAGAGGCATCGCGCGCTCTGTTTGAAACTCTGGATGAGGCGGCTCAATCGCGTCGGCGTGTAGATGCAGAGGGCGCTGAATGGGAACGCCGACGCGCCTTGATGTATGTCCAGGGTGGCGGGTCTGATCCTGCAAAACTATCCAAGGCTCTTGGTGTGTTGGGGGAAGATAACTCCGCCAGTTTCTCCAACTATGCGGATTATCTATCTGACTATTACCGCACGTCTAACATCATTTCAGGTCGTGCCGGAGAAGCACGATCCGAGATGTCAGCTGATGAGGCGGCTGTTGATGCGCTGCAGCAGCAAATCGACCTTGCAACGCTGCATCATCAGGAAGAGATGCAGCGCCTCGATCAGATCCTGGAGGACGCTCGCCAAACTCTGGATATGGCGTTGGGGCAGTATGTCGCTGCCATTAGGGTTGAAAATGCAGTTGCGCAATTGACCCATACTGCGGATCGACATGCTCTGGTTTCCGAGCGGGTTGAGGTCCGGATGGCGGAACTTGAAACGATCCGTCTGAGTATGGAGCAGCTGGTTGAGGGTGCGCTTGGGGCGGAGAACGGGCTGCCCAGTATCAATCAGGGTGTCCAGAATGTTGTTGGCGCCGTGAACGCCCTGGGCGGTTCTATCGGTCAAATGACAGCTGGGATTGCTGCTGCGACCCGCGTGCAGGCGGAAGCAAACCGTATCGCCCAGACCAAAGCCCTAGAGAGAAAGCATATCGTCACGGAACCTCGCTCAGCCAGCGTTGGCAGTGCGCGAGACGATGGCACCGTGTCCGAATTGCGCGAATTGCGCAAAGAGGTGGTGCGCCTGCGGGAAGGAAATGAAGGCTATCTAGGCCCGATTTCCAAGGCGACCGGAGCGACAGAACGAACCCTGAAGCGAGCAGAACGGGATCGTCAGACCACGAAAGGGGCAGCATGATCATCATCGAGCCTATTGATGTCACAGAGGCAAACATGACCACGGATGTCCCGCTGTCCGAGACCGAATGGACGGCGGGCACCACGCCAGAGGGTGAAGATCGCCGCATCGGCAAAGACCTCTATCGCGCGGTGATCGAGACCGCTGATGATCCCGTCACGGGCGTTAATGCGGATCCGCCAACATGGATCCGCATTGGCGTGGTCAATCGGTTTCAGATGTTTGATGAGTTCTACCACTCGCAGACGGTGGCAACTGAGCGGATTGAAGTCACTGTGCAGCCCTCAGAGGTCGTGAACTCTGTCACATTGCTCAATCTGGATGCCCTTGAGGTTCGGGTTCAAATTGAGGATGGGCAGGGCGGCACCCTCTACGACGAAACCAAGAGCCTGTTGGATAACAGCCAGGTGGTCGACTACTGGGAGTATTTTTTTTCGCCGATCCTGCGGCGACGGGATGTTACTTTCATCGATCTGCCTGCCTATTCGCAGCCGGTGCGGATTTCTGTGATTGGGTCGACCGGCGGTGAGGTCAGGATAGGCGGGGCATTTATTGGCCGTCAGCGGATCATCGGGGAGGCAGTCTATGGCACCCGTCGCGACCTGCTCAACTTTTCGACCAAAGAGCGCGACCAGTTTGGCCGCTTCCAGATCGTGTCACGACACAAGGCCAAGCTGGTCAGCTATGACGTCGCTGTGAAGACACGCAACAACGATTATGTTGCGGATTTTCTTGAGGATGTGGCCGACGTGCCCTGCATCTACATTGGCGATCCGGAACGCGGTGGCACGATAACCTACGGCTATCCGCGCGACTTCGGCTTTCCGTATGAGACCCCGTCGATATCCAAACTGTCCCTCGAAGTGGAGAGCGTCACCTGATGTCTGTCACCCAAGTTCCCGCATTCACCAAGGTTCCAAGCCGGTCTGACACTCCGGATACCTTTTCCGCCGACGTTGACAGCTTCCTGAGCGAGATCCCTGACCGAGCGATTGCCAGCAACCAGCAGGCGCAAGAGGTCAACGCTGCGGCAGAGCAGGTGGCCACGCAAGCCGCAGCCGTAGCAGAGGCCAGCGCCGCGTTTGAAAGCGGCGTGAACGCGGATCGCTGGGCCGCTGGCGACTACAGCGACGGCGATGCGGTCTGGTCGCCCACAAATGGGCTGACCTACCGCGCCAAGGCGGATTTCACCTCGGCCATCGATCCCGCCGCAGATCCCGCCAACTGGCACAACCTGAACCCGGTCGCGCAGGCCAAGGATGAAATGGCCCGCCTCGCGCTGGTCTTCGCCGCGAATTTCTAAGGAGAACCCGATGTCGCAATTCCCTGTGTCCAAACGCCTCGCGCTTGATGCGATGGCGACGGTCTACACCGTGCCTGCCGGTCGCTATGCGATGGTCTCGCACCTTCAGATCACCCCGATTGATCCCGACAATGAGGTGGACGTGACGGTCCAGTGGCTGGACGCGTCGGATGGCGATGCGATCACGCAGCTTTGCCAGGGTGAGACGATCAAGCCGAATGATACCGGCCCGATCTACCCGATGGGCGGCACCCTGATCCTGAGTGCAGGCGATCAGGTGCAGGCCGAAGCCTCTACCGTCGGTGACGCGGTGCTGAGCTTCAGCGCCCTGGAGTATGATGTCTGATGGGCGGCATGATTGGCACCATGCGCCGGGATCGCATGTTGCGCGCGGGTGGACGGCGTACTTACAGCGACCAGTGGCCCGTTGCAAAAGACGTGTTTCCGATCAATCTGGCATACGATTATTCCATGGGGATCGGGATATGGAACGGAAACCTAATTGTTGGATCCAGAAGCTCTAGTTACCGCAAAATTCGGCTCTATGACGGGCTGACCTCTTCTGTCATTTCGACAACAGACCCCACCAGAACTTATGACGATATGACTGTCTTGGGGGATGTTCTTTACTGTGTCTCTTCCAGTTCAACTTGGGCTTATAACCTGCCCGATTTTAGTACCGCTGCGGGGTTTGGGCGACCTACGCCCTACATCAAACTTATCTGCAACGATGGTGAAAACCTCTGGCTTTATGATCAGGCAGGGGGCGGGTCACAAAACCTGTTCAAGATCACCCCTAGCGGCACGATTTTGGAAACGAAGTCTATCGGCTACTTAGGCCTAAGTGCCATCGCTCACGATGGGGAAAACCTGATCACAACAGTCGGTGGCGTCACCAGAATTCATGACGGTGAGGATATTGATACGGTAGTCCACCAGTGGTCCCGATTCCACTCAATGGGGTCCCCCGTTTCTGCTGCAATTGATTTTGCCAGCGGTGATTTACTGCATCAGGTAGGTTCGAGAGACAACTACCATATTGTGCAATATGACGGAGTAGCAAAGGTTTAGCATGACCAAACTTTATCACACTGCCACCACCGCCCCGGCACCTCTGCCTTTCCGCATTCGGCTGAGCGACGGGCGCAGCCGCACCGATCCGGCCAGCTTCACTGCTGAGGAAATCGCGGATGCGGGCTATATCGCGGCACCGCCGCAGCCGGATCATGACCCGGCAACCCAGCGCCTGACGTGGGACGGGGCTGCATGGGGCGTTGAAGATATCCCGGTGCCGGATCCAGTCCATCAGCCGCTGACCAAGATCGGGTTCATGCGGCTGTGCATGTTTCTTGGCGGTATGACCCCTGACATGCTGGTGGCGGCGCGGGATGCGCCTGAGCTGAAAGCGATGTGGATCATGCTGGATATGGCCGAACAGGTGCAGCGGGACGATCCGGAGGTCGCGCCGGGGCTGGCGCTGCTGGCTGGATTGGGTCATCTGCCCAATGGCGCGCAGGCCGTTCTGTATGGCTGGCCAGCCGTCTGATTGGTGCGCCCGCAGCGGGTCGGGCTATCACACCACCAAAGCAATTTCATGGGAGATCGGCACCAAGGGGTCCGGTCTCTTTTTGTACGTGCCGCAGGGGTTTCCCTTCGATGTTTCAATCCCCCGCTGGGCCGGGTGGATTTTTGACCGGCACAACCCGCGATACCTGAAAGCCGCCGCGCTGCATGACTACGCCATTCACGTCCTCGGATGGGGCCGGGTCAGCGCAGCCGCACCGTTTTCCGAAGCCCTCCGCGCCGATGGCGTGGGGCGCATCCGCAGGCTGGCAATGGTGCTGGCCGTCACCATCCACAAATGGAGCTAAGGCAACCTAATGAAACTGGAGCTGTTTCAATCCGCGCTGGCAGGCGCGCTTGGTGTGATGTCAGCCATCCTGACCAGCTATGGCACGTCCTGGCCGGTGGTGGTGGTTGTCTGTCTGGGCGTTGCAGCGGCGCTGCTGGAGATCGAAAATCTGCGTTGGCGACCTGCATTGGTCCTCAGCGTCTTTAACCTGATGATCGGCGCGTTGGGTGGGCCGATGGTCGCGGCGTTTCTGGGGTCCAAGTTCGACCTTCAGTTTCCAGCCTTGACGCTGATCATCGCCTTTTTAGTGGCCTATGTTGCGCATGACGCCTTCAGCAAGGCGCGCGGGCCGATCATGGCGCTGATGGTGAAGGTGATCGGCATGGCCGGAGGGTCGAGCCGATGAATGCCCTCATTGATCTTGTCACCACGATCGCGGGGCCGGTGCTACGGCACCGCGCCCGCTGTGTCGTCTGTTTCCTCAGATCCCGCACTTGGGGCCGGGTGCGCCTTGCTCTCTCGCTCGTGCTTTGGGCTGCACTGTGTTTCGCCGCAATCGCGATGCAACCAATCCAACATCAGGAAGGGCATTCCCATGAAACTCACCACCCGTGATATTCAGGCCCGCTGCGCCGCTCTGGGCTTTCACCCTGGGCCGATAGACGGACGCAGGGGGCCGCGCACCTCAGCGGCCATTCGGGCCGCTTTTGAGGCGCACAACGGCAGCACCATCACTGATCTGTTCCACAAGAGCGGATTGCACCGGGTGCATATGCACTGGACTGCCGGAGCCAAAGGCGTCATCGAAATGGAGCGCCGCGCCTATAACTCGCTGGTCACACATGATGGGCAGCGGGTGCAGGGTTTGTTTCCGCCAGAGGCGCAGGCATCCTATGCCGCTGGTCGGGCGGCATCCCATACCCGCATGTTCAACACGGGCGCGATCGGGCACGCAATGGACGCCATGGCGGGGGCGATTGAGCGCCCGTTTGATCGTGGATCCGCGCCTATCACACTGCGCCAGCTTGATGCGTTCTGCCGGTGGGCTGCGGAATACAGTGCCCAGTATTGGATCCCGGTCAATGTCTACGGCATGCCGACCCATGCAGAAATCCAGCCAATATTCGGCGTTCGCCAGCGCTGGAAATGGGACATCACCTGGTTGCCTGGAATGTCCGCGCCCGGCGATCCCTTGGTGGTTGGTGAGCGCCTGCGCGACATGATCCGCGAGCGTCTGCCTGACGTGCGAGCTGCCGCATGATGCGGTGGGTCGCGATTGGGGGCCTGTGTCTGGCGCTGTTGTTTGCGGGTGTGTCCTCATACCTGGTCTGGCGCAATGGGCACCTGCGCGAGGATCTGGACGCCGTCACGCGCCGCCTACGGGTGGCGGAGCGGCAGGCCGATGACGCACGGCAGACCGCCGATGTCCTGAACGCTCATATCAAACGGATGCAGGAAGATCGCCGCGCATATGACGCCGATCTGCGCCGCCTGCGGAAACAGGAGGGATACAATGCACCATTGTCTGATTTTCTTGGCGATGTCTTTGACCGGCTGTAG